GCCGGGCATTTAAATATTAAAACGAGTTTCTTATTGTTTATTTACTAAGAAAATCAAGTCTATTCATTAAGCCTGCTAGTCCATCGTGTGACATAACAGAGCCTTCTTTAACTAAGTCAGCACCATTGTAGCCAGTGCGATCATTTTGACCTGCAATAACTGGAATAGTTGTTTGACCTGTTGATTTCTGCTTGTTAAGTCCACCTGAGATTACTTTAGTCATAAAGTCGATGTCTTGCTCGAATGAAGTGTCTGTGCCGTTTTTACCAGCATCGTTGGCCCATTCAGTGAGTTCTTCTTCTTCACTTTCTGTTACTTCTTCTTCTTCACTTTCTGCTACTGCGAATTCTTTTTGATCTTCGGTTTGAGTTTCTGTTACAGGCTCAATTGATCCATCTAAGTCATCAGCTGGAGCATCTTCTGCGCCTTCTGTTGTTAAGTTGTCATCATCGTGCTGTGAAAGAGGCTGTGTAGGCTCTTCTGATGCTTCTGAACCAACTTCTGAAAGCATGGCCATCATTTCTTTTAGATGCTCGTCTTCATTTGTTCTAGTACCATAGTCACCCTTTGATTGATCTCTGCGTCCTGCTTCGTCATCATCTTTATCAGACTCTTTGCCATCTTTCATGCCTAATGATTCGTCTTCTTTGTCATTGTAGCCTTGGTCTTCATGCATATCGTCTGAATGATCATGTTCTTCTGCTTCTGACTCGTGCTTCTCTTTAACTAGTTGAGGAGTGTCAGCATCGTTGGCTGCCAATGACGCATTGGCGTCTGCATTACCTTGCATATCGTTGTTTGAATTATGTGAACCATCGTCTGGTCCGTATTGTGCGCCTTCGTCAGTCTTAGAACAACCACAACCTTCAGTAGTCATTTTTGATCCACATGCTTCGCACATTTCTTCTTCTGAATCTGCATCAATTACGACTGGTAAATGTTCGTCATGTGAATCAGTAGTTTCTTCGTCAGCATAATCTTCTTCACCTTCATCACCCATATCAACAATACCCATTAACTTGAGCATGTCATCATGTGAACCTTGAGGCTCGTCTGATGGTGCTTCTGAACCATAAAATGATACTTCACCTGGCTCTATAACTTCAGCATCCATTTCCGGGTCACCGTAGTTTCCCATGCCAACTGATTTAACAAATTGAATTAACTTGTCTGCTTCTGCATCTGTTGCATTAACACTAACTCTGTCTTCTTGGCCTTCCATTCCAGATTGAACTGAAATATTAACACCTTCTTCTACTTTGTCTTCGTTTAAAAGAGAATTTAGTTCTGCTTCTAATGATTCGAAAGCCCATTCATCTGTTCTGTCAGCTTTTGTAGATGCATTCCAATCATACTTGTCGTAATCACCAGCATCATCTTCTGCTTCTGTAGTTTTTGTGTAAGTGTTTCCACCAACAGTGAAGTCTGAACCTTTTGCAGTTTTAGCAAGAGCACCTGAGAAAGCATTGCCTTCGTAAGTTTCGTCTTCACCCATCGCACCGTATGATGCCATAGTGTCTACTACTTTGCCTTCTGTTTCGTCTACCATTCCAAGAACGGGTTCGTTACGAATGCCCATACATTCATCAAGGCCTTCTACATAGCCTTCGTGGTATGCTCTATGGCCTTCAGAACCTGTTTCGTGTGGACACGCATATCCGCCTTTACATAGACCATGAGATTTACCCATGTGCTTAGCCGCTTTAAGAATGTGATCAGCACCTTCTTTTAAATTTGTTTTGCATTTTTTAATCATATCTTTTAGTTTCTGTTTGTCGCACATAGGGTGCAGTTTTAAAATTTGAGTTTGGTTCTTGCCGCTCTTACACATTTTTTTGATACGTGAAATGCTTGGTAGCTTCTTTTCTTTCCATTCATCATATTCAATGTCTTTAGCGACTTCTTTACCATCTTTACCTGGGTGTTTACGTCCGTCATACTTAGCATCTTTAGCGACTTCTTTGCCAGCTTTTTCTGCTTTGTCATCACGTTTTACGTCTGCTTTGTCTTTTGCTCTGTCTTTCATAATTTGCTGTGGTGATCTAGCTTCTTCAACTGATTCTTTCTTTTTACCAAAGAATTTCTTTTGCTTGTCTGACATTTCTTTTTTGCCAGATTTCTTAGCATCTTCATCACTTTCATTCATTTCATCCTCGTCACCACCAAGTGATATTTCACCTTTATCAATCGCTTGTTTCATTTGATTAGCGGCGGCCGGCGTGTGTGCTGTACCGATAGTAGCGTCACCTGACTTTATTGCCATCGCACCTGCTTTAACAGGCTCCATAGTAACATCGTTTTCCATAAGAGTATTAAACACATCTTTCAATGATGGTCTTGATGATTTCGTAGTAACAGCAACAGATTCAGTTAAAGTCTGCTTAGTAGCGTTAGAGGTGCTCAGAGGTCTACGTTTAGGTGCTTTAACATCTACGTTGATGCTGTCTAATTGATTGAGTATGTTCTTAAAGTCCATAATATTTTCCTTTATAATCCTGCTGACGTAGCCGGCTTAGGGCCTCGTTTAATATCAGTCATCGGACTCTTGTTTCCGCCCTGCTGATCATCTGTCCAAGGCTTCCAAGGATCAAATGAATCTTTAGTATTCTTTTGATCAACAGGCAGACCTACTTTTTGCTCGTCTTTTTCTATTGACTTCTGATGAATGCTATCTAAATATTTATCACCATACGCTTTGCTGGCGTCTTTTCCATTATCTTCTAACTCAGGCTCACCTAATGCTGGAGATGCTTGATTTTCATATTGCTCTAATTCTTTAGTAATACTATCATTGTAGTTAGTTTCAACCATTCTTACATAGTTAACGTTGTGACCTAATAACTGAGCCATCTGTTGAACCATTGGTTCAGTACAAGGATAAGCAAACTTACATGTAAAGATATGAACAGGTTCATTGCTTAAATTTGGAAATCCATATGGATCTTTTTGAATTGGTGTTGATGTTGGACCTTTGATGTCAACTGGTGAAAACTTATCTAGGTTATATTTAAACAACTCTAGGAAGTTCTTGTCAACGTCTCCTGCTACTTTGATTGTGTAATCATAAGTATGTACGCTTTCTGCGATAAATTTTTTAAGACTTCTCATAATGTTTTGTTCCCGTGTAATATATTTATCATTCCTGTGAGGTTTTGCCAGATAATAGTCGTAGTAACTCGTTGCGATCCAGAGTCTGTCCAACGTCTCCTAATGGGATATTATCTATTTTTTCATCAACTTTTGCTTGTCGTTGATCTAATGTTGCCTTCTTTAACTGTAGATCGATCATCTTTAATTTTTTGTTTAGTTTAGCAGTTTTAGCAGTGATAGCATGATTTAACATGTTACTCGCAACACTAAAGATATCTCCACTAAAACGTGAATCTACTTGCATACCTAAATCCATAAGGTCTTGAAAACTTGTTGTTGCCTTGGTAGCTAAATCATCTAACTCTTGGTCAGATGCTTCTAAACCTCGTACAGTAGGCAATGCTGTTTCTATTTTCTCGAGGTTACTAAGTGCTTCTCGTGTAACTTCTCTTGCTACACCGGGAATAGGTTCATTTAACTCATTCTCGTCCTGAGACGCAATGTCAAACAATTCTTCAAGTTTTTTAGTCATACATCTATTTAGTTACTTTGTTCTACCGTTGTAGAAAAGATCATCTTCGGTAATCACTCTGAAGATTAGTCCTTGTGATTTAGCATATGCATTAGCAGATTGCCACTTAGCATGATTGATTGCTATTGTTACACGATCTTTTGCACTAGCAACTTTGCTTTCGATAATGCTTTGTTTCTTTGGTTTGATCTCAATGATTTCTGCTTTGACTTTGCCTGCTTTGTCTTGGTAAACAATAAAGAAATCCGGAATATACTTATGTTGCTTACCGGTTATTGGATGACGATATGGGATCGCCATCGATTCAGAAGCCCAATTGATAATTTTATCATTTGAATCACAGAAGATCATAAATGTAAGTTCCCAACCTGATCGATATTTGGGCTTACCTTTGCCTATATACTTTTTTCCGTTTTTTACTTCGTATAGCCCTTGAGCATATTTTTGTCTGCGTGCCATTGAAAGTCAGCCTTATTGCAATACATTTCGTTGTACTGTTTGATTAGGACTAGGTACAGTACTTACTCCGTACAGAGCAGTCTTTGTTCTTACTAGATTTAAATAAAAAGCCATTGTTTGTGATAGTGCTAATGTGTTATTATTTGATTTACCTTGAATATCTTCTAGTAAAGTCATTACTTCAACACCAGATTCCTGTGCAATTCTGAACAGCACTGATGCAAAAGATGAAGCAGTGGCTCTACTAACTGATGTTCCTACAAAGTATGAATACACTACGTCCCATTCATTCGCTGGTACAACCAAATCTGCTGTATAAAAACTATTAAAGATTTGAACTGTTTGCTCGTACTCGTTAACTTGAAAGGTTGTTGCCATTATATTCTACCTATAATTCGTAATTGATTTAACTTGCGTACCTGCTGTTACAGGAGCATCAGCAATTGTGCTATTATCAGCGCCAGTAGGTATACCCTGATTTGCTTGATTAATTCTTGCTGGACTAGATCCGTTAGTAGGAAAGAAGGCCGACGAAGAAGGAGATGCTGTAGTATTAGTACCATTACCTAAGTTCGCACTCAATGCATCTTTCATACCTTGATTGATTATTGTTACTGAACTTGGTCTAGTTGTATCAGCGGCAGTAACGCTGTCTGATTGAAGTTGTGCCCGATTTGTACCTTCTGAATTTCCGAAATTCGAAGCAACCTCTTCTCTATACCCAGTATCCAATGGGCTAAACGCTCGATCATAATTTGCACCGCCAAAGCCTGTAACAAACTCTTCTGGATTATTTGCATCCATTTTACCGGAGTTATAAGTCACGGTTTCATAATCTATGGTCATCGTATTAGACATGACTCCTCCACCTTCAGCATAATCATATGTGTCGTGTGAGAAATTTGTAATGATTGGATTAATTAATGTGTATGCAAGAAAGTTCTGTTGCCAAAAGCCAAACACTGTAATATCTTTGAAGAAAGGGATCTTTGTTCCGTCATCTTGTGTTGAGCCACCCCTATAACCATAAGCCTCATCTCCTGCTATTGAAGGATTGTATATGTTTCTAGCCTGATATTTTGCTCCAGCGCCGGCGACGCCAAGTACATCTGCTTGATTAATAGAGTCAGCATAGTTATATTGATAGTATGCATTCCACATAGCAGTCATTTGACTTTGATTGTCATCGTGGAATACAACGTCTATCGGATCGTATTTAATTTTAGTTTGAACTATTCTTTTTCTATTATACTGATTTAATGTTTCAGTGTCAAATTTGTAACTAGGAAGTTTAACTGATTTGACTAGAATACCAAAGTTATCTCCGGTCGGGGGTTTATATGCTTGTTCGTTGATTTCAAAATACACATGAAATAGAAATTTAACCTTGGGAGCATTAGCCTGTCTATTCGGTAAAAATATTTTGGCGGCATGTCTAAAATCACGCAAATAAACTGTCATTGTACAATCACCTTGGTTGGCATAAATTGTTCCTCTATGATATTATTTATCAGAAACAAAAAACCGAACTTAAAATTAATTAAGTTCGGTTCATATGAGTGTTGCCTAAGCAAAAATGAGGCTATTAAACAGTTCCGCTTGGTGTACGTGTAGACTGTAAACCACTTTGTCCTACACCTGATCCAGGTAAAGATGCTAAGTCGCCATTGCCATTTGTCTGAATTGCGTTGTCATAACGAAGTGTTAATGCAATAGTCACTGCTTCTGAAGCACTATAGTTCAATGTTTGGTAGTTTGCTTGTTGTAAGAAACATCCAGCTAGTGACCAGTTTTCTAATACTACTGGAGCGTTCTGTCCATTTCCACCATCTAAGATTTGAATCTCTGTAGAGAACTTGTAATCTTGGCCGGAAGCCGCTGATTGTTGTTCGAAGAAGTCTAATTGCTTCTGTAACTGAGCTCCAACTGCTTTTGATACTAAACCAGAAGCATCATCTCTGATGTTGATTGCTAAAGGCTGCCAAGTATGCTTACCTGCAAGATAGACACGTGAATTGTATGCATTCAATGTAATCTCGTCAAATTGTACTTGTGGACGAGCGGCATCAATAACTTGTCTAGTTAATGATAATGCTCCTTGATCATCGCCTTGTGCTCCGAGGCCAATAAAGTTCACGCGGAACCTATATTGGAGTTTAGGCATCAATAAGCCTTGATTGCTCCCATCTTCAGGCTGAACTGAAAGATTTCTTAATGTATCTGAGGCTGTTGCCATGTTAATCTCCTATTAATGTGACTATATTTTATAGTCTACTTTTATTTATCTAAAAATGAGCGGCTTTTAACCGCTCATGTATCTTTTTCTTATGAACCTGATAACTCGCCAGTATTAAAGATTCTAACTGGAATGTATATAAATTCAGCCGCTTTGACTGGCTCAACTGCTATATCAATCCAAAGTTCGTTTCTATCAATTCTTGCTG